AAAGAACTAGATTTTCAGGAAGCTATTAAGATTAATGAGAAAATAATTCTAGAAGCTATGGGTATCCCACCCATTTTGTTAGATGGCGGAAACAACGCTAATATTCGACCTAATCATCGACTTTATTACTTAGAAACCATACTGCCGATTATTAATAAAATGCAGTGTGCTTTCGAGAGATTCTTCGGTTTCAAGTTAGAGGAAAACGTAGCAGGTATTCCTGCCTTACAGCCCGAACTTCGAGACGAGGCAGCATACTATGCAACTCTTGTTAACAATGGGATTATGACACCGAATGAAGCAAGGGAGGCTATGCAGCTTGAGAAGATCGACGGATTTGATACACCAAGAGTTCCTGCGAACATTGCAGGATCAGCATCAAACCCAGCAATCGGAGGACGACCAGAAGAGACTCCTCCCAGTGAAGGAAACTAAATATGACAAAAGATATGATGGCAAAGGCACTTTCAGAGTTTTTCGTAAAACATAAAAAACTTTTGGATTTAGCCGAATACAAAGCATGCGGAAACGATGTTCCTGTCAAAGACTATATGGCTCGTAGAGCTTTTGGTTCTTGGTCAAGAGTATTGTCTACTGTTATGAAAAGATATCCAATAGATTTTGAAGCACTAAACACTCCAGTTGTTGCTCCTAAAGTTGAAGTAAAGGTAGAAGCTCCTAAAGCTGCACCTAAAGCTGCACCTAAAGCAAAAGCGGAGAAGAAAGATGTCAAATAAAATTTTTCATTGGACAAGTTCATTTAAATCACTTGGTGAAACTGATGACGGTGGACTAGATATTAAAGGATCAGCTAGTACCAACGGTCTCGATAGAGCTGGTGATATTATTGAAGCAGAAGCATGGACAAAAGGTGGATTAGATAATTTTAAAAATAATCCAGTTATTCTTTTTAACCATGATTATAACCAACCTATTGGTAGAGCAACAGGTGTAGAAGTTAATAAAGATGGTCTAGAACTATCTGCAAGAATTTCAAAAGCATCTGGTCACATTAAAGATTTAATTAAAGACGGTGTCCTTGGAGCATTTTCTGTCGGCTTCAGAGTCAAGGACGCAGATTATATGACTGAAACCGACGGATATAGAATCAAGGATGCAGAACTTTTTGAAGTGAGCGTTGTTTCGGTTCCTTGCAACCAAGGCGCTACATTCTCCATCGCAAAATCATTTGATAGTATGGATGAATATAACAAGTTTAAATCCGAGTTTATTAAGGCTAACTCTTCTGGACCAGCAGACGCTGTTAAAGTTGAGCAGCCAAGTAAGGCGAAAGCCAAAAAAATGGAGACGAAAATGTCAGAAGAAAATAAAACTCCTGTAGCTCCAGAGTTCGACTTAGCTTCATTTGCAAAACAAGTAGCAGAAGAAACTGCTGCTAAAATTGCTATGAAACAAGCCGAACAGAAAGCAGCTGAAAAGCAAGCTGAAAGTGAAGCTGTTGCAAAACAAGCTGAAGTTGAAGCTACTGAAAAGGCTGCTCAGGAAGCAAAGCAGGAAGAGCAAAAAACTATAGTCCAAGCTGGACTCTCAGGTGCTGAGAAGTTAATGCAAGATGTTGAGAAAAGAGTTAAATCAGACTACTCTAATTTAGAGCAAGTCGTTAAGTCTCTTGAAAAACAACTTGCTGAAAAATCTGAAGAAATCATGAATATTCGTGAGTCTAAAAGAATTTTCTCAGACAGAAAAGGAGAAGGCGATTGGAAAAAAGCATTTGAGAAAGATATCATCGATGCTAAATTCGCTGGTCTAGCTACTGGAAAAGGTTGGGAAAACAAATATGCTAAAGACGTTATGCAGAAAGTAAACGCACATTCAGGTGTGGGTGTATCTTCAGCTGACTTCGAGCAAGTTGTTTCAACCAACATTGAAAGAGATATTCAAAATGAGCTAGTCTTGGCTCCTCTATTTAGAGAAATCCCAATGACTTCTGCTAATATGATTATCCCAATATTACCAGATTCAGGATACGCTGAGTTCACATCTAACCAAACTGCTAGTGGTTCTTCACCACATGGTAACTTGGCACAAAGAGGTGATACATATGGATCCGCTTACGGTGGTGTTGATTTAACTGAAAGAACTCTTTCAACCAAAAAACTTATTTCACAATCATACTTAGGTAATGAGACTGAAGAAGATGCAATTCTACCAATTCTTCCTTTAATTAGAGAGTCTATGGTTAGATCACATGCTAGAGCAATCGAAAACGCAATCCTCGTCGGTGACGACGCTGACGGTGCTTTCGGAACTGGCGGTGCTTCTTTCGAAGGTCTATGTCACTTAGCAAGAAATGATTCAGACTACACACAACCATCAGGAACTTTCGCAGCTTCTGACGTTGTAACTGCAGCTGACCTTCTTGCTCTAAGAAAGAACATGGGTAAATATGGTGTTAACCCATCAGAAGTCGTATACATCGTTTCACAAGACGTGTACTACAACCTTCTAGAAGATGCTGAGTTCCAAGATGCTAACCTAGTTGGCGACATGGCTACTAAGCTATCTGGTGAAATCGGACAGGTCTTCGGATCAAGAGTATTACTCTGTGACGAGTTCGCTACTAAAGCAGCTGCTAAATTTAACGCAATTGCTGTTTACCCAAGAAACTATGTAGTTCCAAGACTTAGAGGTGTTACTATCGAGTCTGACTACGAAGTTGCTAACCAAAGAAGAGTGCTTGTTGCATCACAAAGAATTGGATTCCTCGATCTTATCGATGGAGCTACTTCAAAGTGGGCACAAATGTACAAAGCTTCTGCTTAATATAAGCACACAGGTTTCGTGGGGCGACCTTAATGCCCCACACTTTTAATTATGGCAGATTTATTTACAGTTAACGAATACAAGGATGCGGAAGGTCTTCGAGGTGAGAAGGACGACGATCGTTTAGCTGTAATCGTACCACAGGTATCAAAACTTGTAAAGACGTATTGCGGAACTAGTTTTATTGACTATTATAGTAGTGCAAAAACAGAAACCATTACAATTTACGATAATTTTACCAGTACAATAATTCTGAGTGAAACTCCTGTAATAGCAGTTTCCAGCGTAAGAGAAAGAACAGCTTACTCAGAAAGTTATCAAACTTTAACTACAGGTAACTATGAGTATTTTGTAGATACAGATTCAGACTCCGTTATGAGAACAACAAAAAATGGAGAACTTGCTTACTGGGCAAAAGGTGTTGGAGCAGTTCAAGTAACATATACCGCAGGATATGCATCTACACCAGATGATTTACTACTTGCTTCTTATGACTTAGTAAATTACTATATGAAAGATGAGCATAAAGAGAACAGAACATTGGGCGGAGCTCAAATAAGACAGGATGGAACTTCCTCTCTAAGATTAAGTACTGACTTTCCAGATCATATCAAGAGAGTATTGGACTTATATAGAGTTATTATTTAATGGCTCAACAAATTAGATATAGAAGTATATCAGATTTGGCAAACTATGAGAGAGGCAACAGAACTGGTGCCCCAGGCATAGGATATGGGTTTATTGTTTTAAATGAGAAAAATTTTGGAAACTTATTCCAAAACTTAATTCTTACTATGCAGCAATTACCTACTGCAAGAGATTTGTTTAGTCAAGGACCGACTAACGGGGCTCCAACTTTTAGAGATATGGCAGAATATGTCCAATCTAAAATGAGACAGCCTGTTCAAAGATACGATATAGTACAAAATGAGATAGCAAGTAATGGTAGTGAAACTCTTTTAGTTATAAACTGGGTTACTAAAAATCAAAGCGGAAGAATTAGTAATACTGCTAATTTAGAACAAACAGTTCAAAATAGAGTAAGACGACATATTCAAGGTTTTTGGAAAGCAGTTAAAAGGTCATTTGGAGAACAACAACTGAATCAAATGGCTGGAGGTAGATCAACCTTTGAACATTCTAAAGAAAGACATGGTACTATACTTGATCAAAATTTTAGAAACACTGATCTAGCAAAAGTTGATCAAAGATTAACAGGTACAGCTCGACAAGCAAAGACTTTGTTAGAATTAGAAAAAGCAATTGATGATGTGCTGAAAGCAAATAATAGCACTCTTATGGATTCAGTTTCTAACTTTTTTGCAAACATCTGGAAAGCAAATATGGACTTTTCAGATGAAGTAAGACAGTATAGAACTGTAAAAGAAATTGCAGATACTTATACACTATATGCAAACTTTACATGGGATGATGGACGTACTCGCCCATGGATGACAGCTCAAAATACTAATCTATTAGATACTGCGTTAGCAAAGCAATATGCAGAGTATTTAGCTTCTAATCAGTTTATAAAAGATGTATTAAATTATATCAAACAAAATAGTGTAACTGATGCCGCAGGATTTTTTGCAGCTTCTCCAAAATTAGAAGATGCTTACTTAGGATTAGCGGCAGATCAGATAATAAAAGAATTAAAAGGTAAAAAGTATTTTAATACAAAAATTAAAAAATCTTCACAGAGTAAGAAAAACAGTAAAGGAAAATCAAAAGTTAGAGGAAAAAATCCTGCTACAAATGAAAGAAAGGCAACTGGACTAAAAAATAGAAGAATTAATAAAGGTACAAAACAATCAACACGAAATAGTCCTATAGCTTTAAAAAACATTATAAATAAATTTTTACCACAGACTCTCAAGTCAATGATGGTATCACCAAGATTGGTGTATAGAACAGGAAGATTCGCAAATTCAGCAAGAGTTGAAAATATTTATCAAGGTTCAAGAGGTGGTTATAGTGCAGACTATACCTATATGAAGAATCCATATCAAACCTTTGAACCAGGCTTCAATATGGGAAGTACTTTTAGAGACCCACGAAGCATAATTAGTACTGCTATTAGAAATATAGCACTAGAACAAATGGGGATTAAATTCGGGCAAGTTAGGAGAACATAATGGCAAATGCACAAGCAAGAAGATA